AATTGTAGTTCACTTGGAATAATTAATTTAACACCTCTTGCAGCAATCTTTAAACCTCTTTCATCAGTGAATGCATTGATATCGATCAATGATTGTTCTAATGAAGTTTCGTTTAAGTCAGCAGCAACTGCTAATTCATTTCTGAATGAACCAGCAATAGTAGGATGAGCTTGATCCAATAAAGGAGAGCCATCGCCACCTGGGTAAGAGCTTGAAAACGCATTATTAAGTACGTTAGCAGCTGTTACTTGCTTAGTGTTTGCCATAGATCTTGCTAGTGCTTTTGTATATCTAGACGCTAGTCTGTCATACAAGTTATCTTCAATCGCTTCTTCAGTGATTGAGAAAGCAAGTGCTACGGTGTTATGTGTGTATCTAGCTGTGAAAGTTTCTTGAGCATTGTCAAAAGTTACTCCAGAACCTTCTGGCTTAACTTGAGCATTTGCGAAACCTGATAACATAACTTCTTCTTCAAAAGCTCTGTCAGAAGTTTCTACATCAAATATTTCAAGATGCTGATTTTCATAACGTTTATATTCCAGTCCGAATAAAGCATTCAAACCTGGTTCTAGTTCTTTAACTAGTTGTCCTCTTGATATAGCCATATTCTTATGCTCCTGTAGCTGATAAGAACTGATGTTCGTTAATTCTCACAACCCACACAACGTGTGATTGAGTGATATTATTGTCACCAGTGTCTTTTGTTGAACCAAGTATCTGAAGTTGTTCTGTAGATGTAGTTAAAGTAGCATCATTCAGTCTAACTCTTGATACGTAGTTTGCTGAGTCTCCAGCTAAATAAGTGATATTCGCATTATTGAAAATATCAGTCACTGCTGAAGCGCCTGTGTTATTAGATCTGATCTCAAATCTTTCATAAGGATCATCACTTACGAATGCAACGATATCTGTCGCTGCAACCGAAGGGATATAATTCCTCCATGTTGGTTTTTGAGTCGTTGGATCAGTGTAGAAAGATCCGTTAAGTGAACCTAACAATTTATCACCAGCTGCTGCAACCGCAATTGTTCCTGCGTCTGTAGCTTTTACTGGGTCATTGAAATAAGCAATAGTTGGACTATCACTTACTAGGTATTCACTTAAACCTTGAGCATCTCTATTCTGACCAACTTTACCAATTGGTCGTAGACCAAAGCCTACTGAGCTTCTATTAGCCATAGTTTTTTTCCTTGTTTAAGTTTTTATTTACTTTGTTGATATTACAAAAAAATTATTTTTTGTTCGTACCACCAAAAGTTACACGAGTTTGCCTCTCACTATTGATCGGCATACTTTTGTGTTGATCCTTATACAAATCGTTTTCAATTGCCTCTTCGCGAGCTTCTATTTGTTTTCTAAAGTAAGCTTCACGAGATTTTGCGATTTCTTCCGGTATCCTTGCCAACACAAGGCCACCAACTCCGATCACTCCTGCGTATTTGCCGTCTTTAACAACTGGATATTCTGAATCCGGATATTCGTCAGATCTTACCAACTCCCATCCTGATCTCAATTTTCCTGACATGTTTTTAGTGTCGTCAAACCCTAAAACTTCAGTTCGTATCCATCTATGTCTAAAGCCAGCTGGCGCGGGCGGTGCATCCAAAGATGATGGTGGAGTCCAAGTTGTAGGTCTCTTTTCAGTAGATCTAGTTTGGCTCGCACGTGGGGTCTTAATGTTTTCTTTTTTCATATGCCTATACCTCCTTCGTGATATTTAATTGTTTCGCATATTCTTCTAATGGCACTCCTAATTTTTTAGCGATAGCAACTTGAGAAGGTGTGAGTCTCACAGTTTTGCGACCAGGTTTCGTACTTCGCTTCGCTGAAGCTACTACTTGTACAGGTTTGGTCGATTCCGTTGTTGCATTCTTATCAAATTTATGGGGAAACTCAAGTCTTATTCTTTTATCAATTTCCGCATAATATTCGTCGCTTTGTGCATCATAACCTTCGTCATCTATAAGACTTTTATGAATGTCGAAAGCTGTGTAAGTCATAGCTTTGTCAGCTCCAAACCATTTGTTTCTACCTGCCCAAGATTCTGCTCTTGGATCAGCTGTAGATTGTCTGTCTGGTACTCTAACATCTGCTATGTTTTTCACTGGTTGTTCTTTTGCAAGATTTTCTGAACTAGATTTAACTTCTTGTAATCTAGCTTCCTCATAACCTAATCTTGCTATATCTTTAGAGACTTCAACTTCAGCACTATAATCATTAGCTTCTCTAGCAACTGCTAGTCTGCTTTTTGCTGCTTCTAATGCCGATGCAATTTTAGCTTCTCTATCTTTAATAGATACAGTTTCTAAAGTGCTAAATCTTTTTGTTAAAACTTCTTTTTCTGCTTTAACAGATTGAGCATAGTTTAGAGCTTCTTCTCTTTGACGCTCTGCTTCTCTCATCTTTTTAGTTAATTTAGCAATTCTTCTTTGCACACTTTCGCTGTAATCTTCTAATTCGTCTTTCTTTGTCTCAAGCTTCTTGTCTCCCGTCTCCAGCTTCGTGTCGCTGGCGTCTGGGGACTTGGCTTCTTCTTTTACTTCTTTTACAGTTTCTTCTTTTACTTCAAACTCAGGTTCTGGCGTAGAATCATCTTTTATTTCTACATCCATCTCTGGTCCTGAAGTATCTATGTCAACTGTCTTTGCATTTTTATCTTCTGGCATAGTTTTCTCCTATGGTTAAATATAGTGAAGTACATCTTCAGGATTTTTAATTGTCCCTAAGACTTCATCGTCGTTTAATATACGAACTTCACCGCCTTCGATTGGTAAACGTGATCCCGCGTAGCGCGCGAAGATTACCCAATCTTTTTCTTTGCACCAAGGGCCTGTTGGATATTTTTCTTTATCCAAATAAGCTAATGGTCCAATCTTTAAAACATAACCGCAGTTTGTTGCGATTCGTGCTTTATCTAAAGATTCCTGTGATATGATTAATCCACCTGCAGTTTTATCTTTTGGTGTAAATGGTAATACTAATAATCTCCAACCACTTGGTGTTGGTAAACTATCAACTAAAGATTCAGTAACATTTTCTGCTCTGATTGTTTTATCTTCAACTTTTTTATTTTCTTCTTTATATTTTTCTTCAAGACCTAGATTTATCTTTGGGACTTCCTTTTCCGAGGTCGATAACGTTTCCTTTATCATCTTTTTTAGCTCCTTCGTTTAGCAGGTTAGAGATTTCCTGAATTATTGTTTGGTAGGCATTTGCCTGTCCTTGCATATACTTGTATTTCTCCATACTGTCAACTGCTCCAGATATCATAGAATCACCAATATTTTGGTAAGAATCTTTGATGAATTTTTGTAGTTTAGTGATGAATGTTACTGCGTCCATAGTCTTTCTCCTTTGTTAGTTATATTAACAATTCCACTTTCTAAGTGATTTATTAATTCTTGAGTTTGGATCTCTTGCTGTTTTAGCAGAGGTCAATCTTTTCTTCATGCCAGACATTCTAGCACAAAAAGACTTCCTTCTATTAGCAGCTTTTGAACCCTTTTTCAACTTACTGGGCTTTGTTGTAACTGCCATTGATAATTTAGATCCAGGATTAGCAGCTCTATAAGATGCAATACCTTTTTTATTTAATCCACCAGATTCAGATTTACCTTCTTTACGTTGCCATGCTGGAGTTTTACCACCAGATGCCATAAATGCTCTACCTCTACCTTTTAAAGAGATATCACCCATTAGAATACTTTAGTTACTTTTCTTCTATTAGACATTACAGCGCCACAACCTTTAGCTATTCCACCTTTTGCCATTTTCTTTTTAGGAAAACCAGCTTTCATATTTGCATATGCTTTTTTAGATATAGTAGATTCAGATTTAGGTCTTGAAATACCTAATTTTTTTCTTCTATTAATATTTGCCCAAAGACCTTGTTTAGCCATTATTTTTTCTTCGACTTTCCTGCTTCTGAAAGAGCAATTGCTATTGCTTGTTTTCTAGATTTAACAACTGGTCCTTTTTTACCAGAATGTAGTTTACCAGATTTAAACTCTCTCATAACTTTACCAACTTTAGTTTGACCACCTTTAGCAGCCTTAACCATTTTTCCAGATTTAGTTTCTTTGTAGCCTTTATCTTCCATAGCATATTCTTTAGCTTCTTCAGCTTTAGATTCCATACCTTCATGTTCTTCGGACATATCAACATAGCCACCTTTTTTTAAAAGAGCTCTACCTTGTCCTCTTAAAGAAATGTCACCCATTATCTTTTACCCTTCATCATTTTTCCTTTTTTACTTTTAGACATTCTAGCAGTAATAACATCAGCAAAAGTTGTTTTTCCATCTTTATTTAAATCAGGAAATCCTTTTTTAGCTTTACCACCTTTTTTAAATCCTGGTCTTGGTCTTATTTTATAATCGTTTCTCATTTTTTATCCTATCCGTTTTCTTGTTGTTTATTCGCAGCTGGTTTGTTGGCTATTGTTCTAGCAACTGATTCCGCACTGCGTCCCACGACGTAACCGCCCAAACCTATCTGGAGAAGACCCCAAACATCGCCAGGCAATTCAAAGGAGATAACAGCTCCTGTGAATATTTTTACAACTGGTCCTAGAATATAATTCCAGACCAAAATAAATATCAATACATACATTAACAGGGGCCTCCAGCTCGATGCGAACCAACCCGCTTTGGCTTCTGCCTCAATAATTTTTGCTGCAGCTTGTAATTCTGCTGTATTAGATTGTAATAATTGTGTTTGTAATTGTGCTTTTAATTTTTCTTGTAGATCTTTATCAGGAACTGACTTTTCAATTGTATTAAATAGGATCTTTGCGAGAGGTGCTACAGCTCCTAACATTTGAATCATGGTTTAGTACCAAGTTGCCGTTCTTTTTTTTTCTGGAAGAATGCTTCCTTGACCTTGAACTTCTTGAGTTTGAGATTCAGAGTTGCTAGACATCTCAACATCTACTCCGCCAACAAGATAACCTTGTGCGTCAGTGTATTTTGAGTGGTTAACATCTACTTTAGCTTTAGAATCTTTAGTAAAAGTTCTTTTTGCGTTTGCTAATTTTTCATTTTGTTTTTTCATGGCCATTTTATACTCCTTTTTTTGTGTTTTTAAAACTTATTTTTGCTGATCTTTTAATTTAGCAGCTAAAATTGTCTTTTCTATTGAAGTATTTGCTCTTAATTTAGCTAAATCTTCATTTTGTTTCAGTTTATCATCTTGAGTTGACTGATTCATCATTGTTTTCATCTTATCAAGATTGATTCTGTCCTTACCTTCTACTTCTTTTCTGTAATTTTCTTGTGCTCTAAGGTCTAACTCACGTGATCTTAACATTGCAATAGGATCAGTTGATAACATTGAAGTAATTTGTTGTTCTTCTTTTAAAAATTCTTCCATTGCTTCTGCAATTAGCTGTGCTTTTCTAGCTTCAATTTTTTCTCCAAGCATTTTTGCTTGAATTTGCATTTGTTGTGCAATTTGTGGGTTCTGTTGTCCCATTTGTTGTATTTGTTGACCCATTTGTTGCAACTGTTGCATTTCATTTCTAAATTCAATTTCAGTTTGTTCTTGTGACATAACAGAAATATGTTCAAAAATATTTTTTTCTAATGCTGCCATTAATGGTGGAGCATTTCTTGCCATATTAGTAGACATAAAACTTAAATGCGCCGTAATGTGGGCTCTATGATCTTGTCCCGGAAATGCTTGGAACGGTTGTCCTGCTAAAGCCGCAATATGTTCTAAAGCAGGATCCTTTGGTTGTGGTTGTTGTGGTTTATTTAAAATTTTATCAATATCTTTTATACCTAATGCTTCATACATGGATCTATATACTTCATACATGTTATGAATTTGTGGATTAGACATTGCTAATTGTAATTCTGTTTGTGCAATAGATATTCTTTGTGTTTGTGAAAATATA